AAATAGTATCTCTCTTGGCTGCCGTAGACCCATATACTGGTCGTTATTTCTCGCAAGCATGGATTCAACGTAATGTATTACGTTTGACTGACGACCAAATTAAAGAAATGCAAAGTGAGATTGATGGAGAAAAAGAAGCAGGTCTTGGATTACCTGTTGATGTTACCAATACGGTAGCACAACAACAAATGGTTGGTGATATTCAAGCAGACCAACAAGCAACTTTGGCAACTCATCAATCAGAGTTACAACAAGCACAAGATGCTGGTATGAAACAAGAAGAATTTAAATCAGTTGGTACATTTGTTAAATTGAAACAGATATTATAAATATTTAAATTGGAGATAAAATGGCAGATACAAGACAAATTATAGATTATGCGGCACAAGATAATGCAAAAGAAATGCGTGATGCTTTATACGCTGACATTCATGACCGTGTAATGAACCATTTAGGTGCAGCTAAACAAGCAGTAGCACAGAATATGTTTGCTCAAGAAGAAGAAGAAACACAATCAGAGGAAAATTCAGGTGAAAACACTTAAAGAACTACGCTCTTTGAATGAAAAGGAAGACCATGGTATGCCTATGGATCCTCCTGCCGTTTTGATTATGAAACGTAAATCAATTCGCCAGTTTCCTGGTAATCAAAGAGTAGCTCTTTACTATGTGGATAAGATTAATAAATATGTAACAGTTCCATATACCGCCATGCAATGGTCCTCAACAGGCAGCATGGACGAAGAAACAGAAAATTAATTAGGATAAAAAAATGGCAACATCAAATAGCACACAAATTTTAGTTGATACAACAAAACGCACCGTAATTAAACGGGTTGGTATTTTTGATGCCGCTGGCGGTAATGAAAACTTAACTGTTATTATTGACCCACGAACATTGTCTGGTGCGTTAAATGCTAATAATTTACCATATCAGGCTGGCAACACAACTGCTCCTGGTTTTGCTAATTCGGCGTTTACAATTTCCCGTGTTGTTTATAATGTTGATGCAGAAGTTGGACACATACAATTAAAATGGCAAGGCACCACAAGTGATGCCACAATTTATGCATTAGGTGTTGGTGCTGGTGATACAAACCCACAATATCAATTGCCTACTATACCAAATAATGCTGTTGGTCCTACAGGTAATGTTTCTATTGTTACTGTTGGTACAACCGCTAATGCATCTTATACATTAATCATTGAGTTACACAAAAACAATCAATTCTATAGTTCTGGTCAATTTACTGATCCTGCTGCATTTAACTATCCTCCATTTGGTGTAACTCCAACAACGAGAGCTTAATGCAAAATTTTGTTTCCAAACTATTAAACGATAAGATAGTTGAAGCAAAAGAAGTTTTGAATCAACGCATACAAGGTTTGGTTAATGAAAAACTTAACCAAATTAAGATGCGTTTGGCTGCCGAAATGTATGGTGAAGATGTAGAGTTTGAAGAAGTAAATGAAGGTAACATACAAAGGATGGGTAGAACTAAACTCATTCGTGTAAGATTCCGTGGCGGAAAAGTTCAACGGAGAGTTAAGAAGTCGGCAGTACCAGGATTTACAATTCGTGGTGGTCGTTTAGTCAGAATGTCACCACAAGAACGCAGGCGCCGTAAAATGGCTGCAAGGCGGTCTAAGTTTAAAAGGCGGTCTAAGTTAAGACAAGCATTAAGAAAAAGACAGATATCAATAAGAAAACGGAAGGCAATGGGACTATAATGAAGTTAATAACAGAAGTCACCGAATCATTACAATATCTTGCTGAAGAAAAAGACGGCAAGAAAACTTTGTTCATCGAAGGTCCATTTCTTCAAGCAGAAGTGGTAAACCGTAATGGTCGTAAATATCTCAAAGAGACCATGGCCAAAGAAGTACAAAGATATACAGAACAATATATTAATAAAAACCGTGCCTTTGGTGAGCTGGGTCATCCAGACACCCCATCTATCAATCTCGACAGAGTTTCACACATGGTTGTGGGTCTCCGCCAAGAAGGTAATGATTGGATAGGCAAAGCAAAAATTCTTGACACACCTATGGGTAACATAGTTAAGAGTCTTATCGAAGGTGGCGCACAAATTGGTGTGTCGTCCCGTGGTATGGGTTCTCTTAAATCTGTTAATGGTGTTAACATAGTTCAAGATGATTTTCATCTGGCCACAGCGGCGGATATTGTAGCAGACCCTTCTGCTCCAAATGCTTTCGTACAAGGTATCATGGAAGGCAAAGAATGGGTGATGGTAAACGGTGTATGGACTGAACAACAATTTACTCAAGCGAAGAAAATGATTCAACAAGCTTCGCAAGCGGACATTGAAAAAGTAAGTCTACACATTTGGGAATCACTCGTCAAAAAACTTTAAATATAAATATCCAATATAAATCAAGGAGATTTTCAAAATGGGAAAATTTAATCTGTCCGAAGCCGCTAAAGACATTCTTTCGGGTAATGTTTCTGGTAAACAAAGTGGCCAAGATAAACCAGCAAAACTATCTGGCGATGTAGCCTACGGCACCGGTGAAGTAGATGTGGGTCACACACCACTCAAAACAACCGATGCTAATCCTGACTACACAAAAGGTACGCCATCGGCCACACCTCCTGGTGCAAAACCACCTGTTGGTTCTGAGCCAGCGAAGAAACTCAAAGGCCAACCACAACAGGCTGACGGTGTTGCAATTGAGCAACCAGAAGGCAAGACTGGTAAAAACCAAATGCCTTTAAACAAAGGTTCTGTTGGTGTTCAAACTTACGAAGAAACCGAATCTGAAGAAGAAGTTGTGGCTGAAGAAAAAGACGAAGGTCACGAAGATGAAGCTCAAGATAAGGCAATGATGAAAAAAATGAAAATGAAAGAAAAAATGAAAGAAGATATGGACGCTCTGTTCACAGGCGAAAATCTCTCTGAAGAATTTGTTTCTAAAGCCACCACTATTTTTGAAGCTGCCGTTCTTGCTCGTGCTGAAGAAGTTATTGCTGAAGCCGAAGCAGAATTAATGGACCAGTTTGAAGCTGCTGTTGAAGAAGTTAAAGAAGATTTGGCAGCTAAGGTTGATGACTACCTCAACTACATGGTTGAAGAATGGGTCAAAGACAACGAAATCGCAATCGAAAAAGGTCTCCGTGCCGAAATTGTTGAAGATTTCATTACAGGATTAAAAGGTTTGTTTGAAGAGCATTACATTGACATTCCTACCGACAAGGTAGATGTTGTTGAAGAACTCACTTCTAAAGTTGAAGAACTTGAAGAAGCTTACAACGAACAAATCAAATCTGCTATTGAGATGAAAAAAGAACTCAATGAGCACAAAAAGTTTGAGGCTATTTACGCAGCTTGTGAAGGCCTTACGCAGACTCAAGTAGAAAAACTGAAATCACTTGCAGAAGGTGTGGATTTTACTACTGATGAAGAATTTGCTACCAAACTATCAACATTGAAAGAATCATATTTCAAAGCTGATGTTAAAGTTGCTGATTCATCTGCTTTAGATGAGGTATTGGTTGAAGAAGATAAGAAAGACAAAATCATTTCTGATGATCCTTCTATTAATATTTACGCAAAAACCATTTCACAAACCATGGTTAAGTAATTAACCTAACAATACATAAAAAAGGAATAACAAAATGTATTTGACTGAAGAACTACAAAAGAAATGGCAGCCTGTTCTGGAGCATCCAGAATTAGAAGCCATTAAAGACCCATACAAGAAGGCTGTTACAGCCCTTGTGTTGGAAAACCAACAACAAGCAATGCGTCAAGACCGTATCGCTTTGAACGAAGCTGATCCAGGTCCTACAAACGTAACTGGTGGTGTTCAAAACTTTGACCCAATCTTGATTTCTTTGGTACGCCGTGCGCTCCCAAATCTTATCGCTTATGACGTTGCTGGCGTTCAGCCAATGACTGGTCCTACCGGTTTGATTTTTGCAATGCGTGCTAAGTATGTAAACCAAGCTGGTTCTGAGGCATTCTTCAACGAGGCGAACACAATGTTCTCTGGTGTTGGTTCTGCATCTAACCCATACGGTTTCCAAGGTACAACTGCAACTGACACAGGTACAAACCCTGTAACATCTGCAACTTTGGCCGCTAACAGCTATACAACTGGTATTGGTATGCCAACAGCTACTGCTGAGTACCTTGGTTCTGACGGTAACACAGCATTTGCACAGATGGCATTCTCTATTGAGAAAGTTACTGTAACTGCTCAAAGCCGTGCATTGAAAGCTGAGTATTCTTTAGAACTTGCACAAGACTTGAAAGCAATTCATGGTCTTGATGCTGAAACAGAATTGTCTAACATTCTGTCTACAGAAGTTCTCGCTGAAATCAACCGTGAAGTTATCCGTACCATCTATACTGTTGCCGTTCCAGGTGCTCAGTATGGTACAACCACAGCAGGTTTCTTTGACTTAGATACAGACTCAAACGGCCGTTGGTCAGTTGAGCGTTTCAAAGGTCTAATTTTCCAAATCGAGCGTGATGCTAACGTAATTGCTAAGCAAACTCGCCGTGGAAAAGGTAACGTGTTAATCGTTTCTTCTGACGTTGCTTCTGCTATGGCAATGGCTGGTGTTCTTCAGTATACACCTGCTCTCCAAGCTGATTTGCAAGTAGATGACACAGGCAACACATTTGCTGGTTTGTTACACGGTCGTATCAAGGTTTACATTGACCCATATTTTGGTGGTTACACAAGCAACCAAGAATTGGTCACCATCGGTTATAAGGGTTCTAGCCCATACGATGCTGGTCTGTTCTATTGCCCATACGTTCCTCTCCAAATGGTTCGTGCTGTAGACCAGTATACATTCCAACCAAAGATTGGCTTCAAGACCCGTTACGGAATGGTATCAAACCCATTCGCAGAAGGTCTAGGCGCTGGCTTGGGTGGTTTGAATGCTCGTACAAACAAGTACTATCGTATCTTCGGAGTGAAAAATTTAATGTAAGCTGTTGTTTACATTACATTAAATCACCAAAAAGAGTGATGTTTAAGAAGGGAGTCGAAAGACTCCCTTTTTTTATGCCTAAATACATATAGTTATTAACCTTTTAATATTATGCAAACCACATATCTATACATCAAGCAACATTCCGTTACTGGTCTAAAATACTTTGGTAAGACTACCAAAGACGATCCAGTAAAATATCTTGGTTCCGGCATACACTGGAAACGACACATCAAAAAACACGGTATAGAACATGTAAAAACTCTATGGTATCAATCGTTTGATAGTGAAGAATCTTTGATAGAATATGCCACCAAGTTTTCACAACAAAACAATATAGTTGAATCTAAAGAGTGGGCCAATCTTAAAGGTGAAAATGGATTAGATGGTGGTTTTGATAAAGGTTGGTGGTCAGAATCTCAAATAGAAAACTTTAGACAAAAACAAAAAGAACGGTGGGCCAAAGGATTGGTTGATCCAGAAAAACTTAGACTTTCTCGTATAGGTTTTAAACAACCAGAATCACAGAAACAAAAGGTTGCAGACAAATTATCCAAAGAGTGGTCTATCACCAGTCCAACAGGTGAACAAATGGTTATTAAAAATCTTCAAAAATTTTGTAGAGATAATGAATTAGACCAAGGTAACCTATCTCGTGGTTCATACAAAGGTTGGAAAGCTGTTAAATTACAGGCCTAAATACCTGTATGTTCAATTAGAGAATTATCATGTCCGTATTATCAAGAACTCCAGAAAATACCAATTATCTACAACCGACAAAGTTTCTAATGACTTTCAATCGGATACCCAATGCGACATGGTTCTGCCAGTCTGTAAACATACCAGGGGTGAGTGTAGGACAGGCCCCAATCAACTTTCCAAGTCTAATGGTATACTCGCCTGGTAACCAAATATTATACAACAATTTTAATATGACCTTCTTGGTGAATGAAGATGTTCAGAGTTGGATAGATTTACATGATTGGTTCCGTTCTTTTGCTTCACCAGACGGTACCGATGAACGTAATCTAAAAACGGCACTACAGAATCAATATAATAATATGTCCAGTGATAAACAGCAATATTCAGATGCCACTTTAACAATACTAAGTTCTCTGAATAATCCAATCCTCCGTGTAGAGTTTACCAATATGTTTCCGGTATCTTTATCGGATATCATTTTTGACACAAAACAATCAGCAGATGATATGATTACCGCTGATGCCACTTTTGTTTATGACCAGTTTAAATTTATACCAGTTTAATTAACATAAAGTCTTGCCATTTAACATAGGTTGTGTTAGTATGTAAAACTGGTGTTAAACTATTGAAAATATTATGGAAAATCTAGAACAAGTATTAAAGTATTGGGAAAAAGATGCAGAAATGGACCAGACAGAACCTGGTAAAGAACTGCTCCGTATACCCACCTTACACAACAAGTATCTCTCCATCCTTACAAAACACAAAATTGCCTCTAAGAAGGCACACTTTGATTACCTGCGTTTGCGGAAAATAAAGATTGATTACTACAATGGCAGACTAGACCAAGACGAATTAGAATCTCGTGGTTGGCAACCATTTCAGTTTGTATTGAAATCAGATATTGGTGCCTACTTGGAAGGTGATGATGATTTGATTAAGATGTTAGAGAAAAAAGTATACCATGAAGAATGTGTTTCGGTTTTAGAATCTGTTATGAATGAATTGAAACAAAGAACATGGCAACTCCGAGATTTTATTTCGTGGGAAAAGTTTATTGGAGGCCAATAATGGCTCACATTATAGCAAACTTACCAGCGGTAAAATGTTTTGTTCGTAAAGAGTTTCTCTATGACTTCCAAAAAGGTCATGGAGAACTTGAACCTTGTTGGTGGATAAGTATTAAATCATTACGAGGTCAAGCATTTCGTATTGAAGCATACTTAAACAATTATGGTGCATTATACGATAAGTTACCACTACACGCATTTTGTTGGAAACCAATTGAAGGTGAACCACAATCATTAGATAGTTTACAATTATGGGATTGTTTATCATATGATATAACTGTTCTTAAAAAAGCACAGCTACAATCCATGAAATGTAAGTTTAAATTAAAAAATGGAGATTGGATGTATGGGGTATACCTTTTCACAGTTGATAGTGCCCATCCTGATTTTAATACTCTTGATACTGGCTTTTCCGAAGATGTTGAGGACCATAAGTCTTATAATTTTGTTATGTGTGATAACGGTCAGTTTGCTGCTCAACCGAATAATCGGCTAATTATATTAGAGCCAAGTAGTAACCCAAAAGAATTAAAGATGCCAGACTTTAAGGTGGCAACAAAACGATGGTCAGTTGAAACTGATCCTAAATGGGCATTAGGAAATACCAACACAGTAATGTATGAGTGATATTGTAATTTCTAAACTGAATGAAGTCTATACCAAGATAACTTGTGAAAAACATATCGCAAAAGAGTTATCAGAGTATTTTACTTTTTTTGTTCCTGGTTACCAATTTGTTCCAGCATATCGTAATCGTATATGGGACGGCAAGATAAGGCTGTTTGATTTACGAAACAATACCATTTATCGTGGACTTCTTTATTATGCGGAAGAATTTTGTAAAGAAAGAAGTTACACATATGAATACCAAGACAGTTTAGATGTTGAAGATGAATACTCTAGATATCATGCCGAAAAGTTTATCAAAGAATTAAATCTACATTCTCGTGGCGATCCTATTGAAATACGAGAACACCAAACTGATGCGTTTATTCATGCCATGCAAAAACGCCGAGCGTTGTTGGTATCACCAACGGCATCTGGTAAATCTCTAATCATCTATCTAATTTTCCAACAACTATACAAATATCAAAACTTAAAAGGCCTTGTAATTGTTCCAACCACATCTTTGGTTGAACAGTTATATTCAGACTTTGCCGATTATAACAACGATAATATGGAACCATATCTTCATCGTATCTACCAAGGCAAAGAAAAAGACACAGACAAACCGTTGACAATATCCACTTGGCAGTCATTGTATAAACTTCCAAAAGAATATTTTGAACAGTTTGATTATATTATTGGTGATGAAGCACACCTTTTCAAAGCACAATCTCTCACCACCATATTGACTTCCTGCATTAATGCTAAATATAGGATAGGCCTTACAGGTACATTAGATGGTACTAAAACACACAAATTAGTATTGGAAGGTTTGTTTGGACCAGTTCGTAAGGTAATTACCACTAGAGAACTGATTGACAAACAGCAAGTTTCGGATTTTGAAATTAAATGCCTAGTTCTCAAACATGATGATGAGATTTGTTTACACATGAAAGACAAAACTTACCAAGAAGAAATACAGTATCTAATTGCTAATGAAAGTCGAAATAAATTCATTAAGAATCTTGCAGTTAGCTTAGGCAATAATACATTAATATTATATCAAATGGTTGACAAGCATGGTCAAATCCTGTATGATATGATTAAGGACACCAAGAATATTGGTGATAGAAAAGTATTCTTTATTCATGGTGGCACAGATGTTACCGATAGAGAAGAAGTTAGACGAATTATGGAGATTGAAAACGATGCGATTGTTGTGGCTTCTTTTGGGACTTTTTCTACTGGTATCAATATTAGAAACTTGCACAACATCATCTTCGCAAGTCCATCTAAGTCGAGAGTGCGAAACCTACAATCAATCGGTCGTGGATTGCGGCAGTCAGAAGGAAAAGAAAAAGCCATCCTCTACGACATTGCAGATGATTTAAGATATAAGAAACATATGAATTTTACTTTAAAGCACTTCGTTGAACGAATTAAGATTTACACGGAAGAGAAGTTCCCATTCAAAATATATAAAATAGGACTAAAAAAATGAATACAATAAAAATAGTTCGTTTAAAGAATGGTGAAGATATTATTGGTAACCTGAACTTAATCAATGACGAATATGAAATTATGGAACCTATGTCGGTTAATGTTGTTATGAAAGGCCAAGAAAGTGGTTTAGTTATGTCACATTGGTTACCAGTTCAACTAATTAAAAAGAATGAAATTAAAATCAATTCTCGTGATGTGCTTACTGTGATTGAACCTAATGATGAGTTTGCAGAATACTACACAAATACTGTGGAAAAAATTAAGATGTTGTTGAAGGTAAAGAATGATACTGACGAAATGACAGATGAAGAAATTGAAGATATTATGGATGCTATGGAAGATGGTGATGGACAAACACTACATTGATTTAAATATTAACTTCATAGGGGAACACCGAGTACTATACACTCTGTCAAGCCCTTTGTCAACAACTTTTTATGGTATATTTTATGGCTAAGCAAAAACATTATATAAACAATGAAGATTTTCTCAAGGCACTGGTTGACTACAAGGCAGCTTGTAAACTGGCAAAGAAAGAAAAACAAACACCTCCAGCAATTCCAAATTATATTGGAGAGTGTTTTATGAAGATAGCAGAAGGTCTATCACATAAACCCAACTTCATAAACTATACCTATCGTGATGAAATGATGTCAGATGGTATTGAGAACTGCCTACAATACTTTGATAATTTTGATCCAGCCAAATCTAAGAATCCATTTGCTTACTTTACACAGATTATATACTTTGCCTTTCTACGAAGAATCTCCAAAGAAAAGAAACAACTCTATGTTAAGTATAAAGCTACAGAACAAATGGGTATCTTGGATGAATTTGAGTTAATGGAGTTTGAAGATGGTACATCAAAACAGTTTGAACTGTACGATAATATTGCCGAGTTTATTGAAAACTATGAGGATGCCAGAAAGGTAAAGAAGGATATTGCCACGGCAAAGAAAACAAAAGGGCTTGAAAAATTTTTAGGAGAGTAGTATAATGTATAAAGTAACTTATTACCCAACAGAAAAAAAAGATACCGTTTTTTTTAAATGGTTTAAAACATTAAGAGAATCAACCGATTTCGTAAACACTTTAAATGTGCCAGAATCGGTGATTGAAGTTAAGTATTATGACCCAAATGATCCAAATCAACCAAAACCACCTAGTATGCATATTTAAACAATTGACTTTATTATGAAAATTGCGATTATAACCGACCAACATTTTGGTGCTCGTAACGATTCAATACATTTTTTGGATTATTATGAAAGATTCTATTCTAGCACTTTCTTTCCAACTCTTGAAGAATACGGCATTGATACTGTTCTTATTTTGGGTGATACATTTGACCGTAGAAAGTATGTAAACTTTTATACACTCAAGCGTGCCAGAGAAATGTTCTTTGACAAACTCTATGCCAAAGACATTCAAGTTCATATGTTGGCTGGTAACCATGACACCTATTTTAAAAATACCAATGAAGTAAACTCGGTTGATTTGTTATTACAAGAGTATAGTAACATCAATGTCATATCTTCACCACAAACAATTCATTTAAAATATAGTGATACCAATTATGATATCTGTATGATACCATGGATTTGTCCAGAAAATTACAATAACAGTTTGGCAGAAATTGAAAACACATCGGCTGACATCTGTATGGGTCACCTTGAGATTGCTGGTTTTGCAATGCATCGTGGTATGCCAAGCCAAGAAGGATTAAATCGTGAATTATTCAGAAAGTTTGATTTTACTTTTAGCGGTCATTATCATCATCGGAGTTCATCTGATGGTATTCATTATCTTGGAAACCCGTATGAACTCACTTGGCAAGATTATAATGATACTAGAGGTTTTCACATTTTTGACCTTAGCAGCCGTGACCTTACTTTCATAAAGAATCCAAATGTAATGTTTCATCGTATCTTATATGATGATAAAGAAAACAGTATTACCGAAATCACCAGTAAAGACCTTAGCAAGTATACCAATACCTATGTTAAAGTGGTGGTAATCAACAAAACGAACCCCTATCTGTTTGACAAGTTCATGAATAACCTGTATAATGTTAATCCTGTCGATATTACCATTGCCGAGGACTTTACAGACTTGACAGAAGGCGTAGAAGATGATATGGTTGACCAAGCAGAAGATACCATTACTATTATTAATAAATTTGTAGATGGTATTCATGAAGAACACATTGACAACGAAAAGCTGAAAACAGTAATGCGTGAATTATATGTTGAGGCACTAAATCAGGAACAAGCATAATGAAATATAATTTTATTTACGATATTATTCAAGTAGCCACCGAAGAACTTTTTGGTAATAAAAATATTGTTACAGAAATTCGTTTTTATCACACACTAGGCAATAACAAGCGATTGTATGTGGTACATTTGTTATATGAAAATAATGAACCGTATATTACATTACAAAATATTGAAACTGAAGGAAAAGATATTTTAATTCCTTATATTGAAAATATTTTAGGTGTGGATCAAATAGAACATATGAAAAATTTGTTGATTGAAGATTCAAATAATGAAAAAAATTCAGTAATATCTAGACAATATATTAATTTATAATTAAATTTAATGATTATTTTTGAAAAAGTTCGTTGGAAGAATTTTCTTTCATATGTTGAAGCCTTAAATACGGAGCAATCTTAATGTATCAAATTGGTATTATCGGTTTTGGATTTGTTGGCAAAGCCGTATATTCTTCTTATTCTCCCTATTCATCTATTGATCCGAAGTATATTATTGATCCTTTTATTGATACCGCTAAAGGTACATACAAAGACATACAAAATTCTGATGCTGTTTATGTGTGTGTTTCATCACCACAAAATGCTGATGGTACCTGTAATACCATTAATTTAGAAGATGTTCTTCATAAGTTAAAAAGTATTAATTATCAGGGGGTCATTATTAGTAAAGTGACTGCACCACCCGATTTTTATAGAAAAAAACAAGAAGAACATCAAAATTTAGTTTATGTTCCAGAGTTTTTAACAGCTTCTAACCATATTTTTGATTACTTGAATTCAAGATTTCATGTTATTGGTGGAAAAAATAAGGCATATTGTTTGTTGGCCAAAGATGTTTTAAAAGAAGTTTTTGGTAATGACATTAACTATTATTTTTCTACGATTGAAGAAGCGTCAATGATGAAATATACTATTAATTGTTTTCTGGCTACCAAAGTAATCTTTATGAATGAGATAAAAGAACTTTGTGATAAAGTAAACGTTGATTATGGAAATGTTAAGAAGTTGCTTGAGTTGGATAACAAAAGAATAGGTAACTCTCATACTCTGGTACCTGGACCTGACGGACTGTTGGGATTTGGTGGCGCTTGTTTCCCCAAAGATACGAGTGCTTTTTTAAAGTTTGCAGAAACACAATCTGCTGATATGACTTTGTTAAGAAGTGCTATTGAAAAAAATAATATTATTAGATGATTAAATTTGAAAAAGTTCGTTGGAAGAATTTTCTTTCAACAGGATTAAACTTTACTGAAATTAATTTACAAAGGTCTCCAAATACACTTATCATTGGTAACAATGGTGCGGGTAAATCTACAATATTAGATGCCTTATGTTTTGGTTTATTTGGTAAGCCATTTCGTAAAATCAATAAACCACAATTACTTAATTCCATCAATCAACAAGATTGTATAGTTGAGGTTGAATTTTCTATTGGTAAAAAACAATACAAAGTAATTCGTGGTATTAAACCAAATACATTTGAGGTTTATTGTAATGGTGTGATGGTTGACCAAGATGCCAAAGCCAAAGATTACCAAGAACACTTAGAAAAGTTTATTCTTAAATTAAATTATAAATCGTTCACTCAAGTTGTTATTTTAGGTTCTGCTTCATTTGTTCCATTTATGCAACTATCTCCAGCCGATAGACGAGCAATCATTGAGGACTTATTAGACATCCAAATCTTTTCATCCATGAATGGTGTTGTCAAAGAAAAAATGGCCATCATAAAAGATACCTCTACCAAAAACAAGTATGAAATGGATTTAACTTCTGAGA